TCAATGAGTTTATCACGTGATAGATTGCCATAAAACTTACGAACAAGAGGGTCCAAGGAAATATAGCAAGAATCAGTATCACTGTAGAAAGAGTAGTTGTGTCCATTTGTTCCTACAACCTTGTTAAGATAGACGTCAAGTGCCTTACCTACTTCCTGAATAATATACTGACCAGTCGTAGTGATGCCCTCGGCAATACGAGCATCATAGTAACGGAAATATTCATTTGCCAACGCACCGAACAGTGAGTTCAACTGAATCTTTCTTGCCATCTGGAAGTTATTATACTTCGAGATGTCATTCTTTAGTTTGGGATTTTTAGTTTCTTCATATTCTTTCTGAGCAATGATCATCAGTTTCTTATACCGTTGTCGGTCATCAAAGAACTTCTGAACAATCTCAGGAAACATTCCCATCTTCTTACGAGTATAGCAGTAACCATTGGCAGTCATACAAACATCATCTTGTTTGAGATCCTCGAGGTCATAACTATGCCCAAGCAATCCCTTCACCGTTGTGTCTTTTACTACACCCTGAACGAAAGTCTCTGGTGATTGGTTATACTGCATGATGATTGATGGATACAGCGAGGTAGCATCAAAGGAAACAACCCAGTCATATCTTCCTGCCTTTGGTTCTTGCACATACGCACCCTCAATAGTCCTACCCCTGTTTTCTTTCTTCTGGGGAATCTGGATATTTTGATCATGCAAGTGATTGTAGATAATACAATCCCACGTGCGAACCTGTGAGAACACATCAGTATAATTGCACTTAGCATCGTATGCCATTGTAAGCACAAGTTCAATAAGTTTCATCTTACGCTCAAGTTCGTCGACGATCTCAACGTCGATGATGTTATACTCGACGAACCGTGTCCAGTCTTTGGTGTAAAACTCACGGAATGTTTCATACGGATGTTCAAGTTTTTTCTTACCAAGTTCTTCCTTGGCAATGTGATCCAACTTGTAACTCTCTTGTCGAGTATATGTAAACTTCTTATAGAGATCGAGATAGTCGATAACTGCAACGCCAGTAATATCATATGAGATATGTTCGCGACCCATGATTGTTAAATTCTTACGGCGAACGAGACCCCATGGCGAGAACTTCTTGCGCATAGTGGTATCTTCTTCGGTGCAGAACAGACGATCTATCCGAGAGATAAGATACGCAACGTCGAACAGTTCGCAGTTCCAACCTGTGATAATATCTGGGTGATCGTCAGAATAGAACCGCAGAAAAGTTTCTAGCAGGTCGCGCTCATCATCACATTTCACATAGAGAAACTTGTTACCTGCATCTCTCAGAGTCTGAACAATCTCAGAGTTCTTATCATCAAACTCACCGCAACCGAATGTGATGATTTGACGGGTGATAAGATTCTTGACTGTGATCAGCAGAACACTTTCGATAGGATTGTTTACATCAGGAAACCCATGCTCTGCAGAGGTCTCAATATCGACAGTCTGAATATTGAGTTGAGACATATCCCACTGAATTTCACCAGGATATTTCTTTGTGATGTATTGGTAACCATAGTTGGTCTGACCAAAGATTTCAAAGTTGTCTACTTGTCCATATGTTTGGACGAACTGCTTGGCAGCATTGTTGTCTTCAAAGTCAATCGGTTGGAGATCTTCTCCATACAGAGACTTGTATTTTGTTTCTTCACCACCCTTGGATTTTACAAACAGGGTCGGACTGAAGTCATCGCGTTTGGTAAGGCGCACACCGTTATGTACTCCACGGACAAGAACCTTGGAACCATACTGGTGTGCGCATGTATAAAATTTCATAAAAATCCCTCATCAATCAAATACTACTATACTATAAAACATAACAAAAGTAAAGGGATTTATCGTAACTTATATCCAATCTTTGCTTCAAGTTCTTCCAGTTTCATAGTTGAAACCTGTGACTTAGGAACTAGATTGTCTACAATATAGACTGCAACATTTCCACTCTCGAAGAATGCAACCTTGTAAAGAAAGTCTGGCACAGGAACTTTATTCTTACCGATCACCTTTGGATTTTTAGAGTAATGTGCACCAGTAACTACCCACTTGAAGGGAACCGAACGAACACGTTCTTCCAAGTTCTTCCACGCTACACGATTTACCGATGGTAACTGAGGAGTCATGTTTGTCATGAAGAAAGTATCTGACATTTCATTCGGATCGTCTGCGTTTGCAGCAGGAACCATGTGTCCACGATCGTAACCAGAGTTGGTATAATCGGCAGGAGTTGGTGAGTCAGCGATGCGCTTGTCAGCACGGAAGTCGTCAGTACGTGGAGTTTTCTTCAACCGTTCTTGCGCAATCTCAGTGGAGAAAACATTTGCATTACGGTCATCGTCATAAACGATTGCGAAGAAAGAGTTACAAAGAACCTTAGTGTTTGGCACTACGATTTCTTTACCATTCGGATAGAACTGATCGCACGGTGAAGCGAATGCTGTTCCTGGAATCAGAAATAGTGCGAGAGCGATTAATGGTTTCATATGATAATTTTACTTTCTGGAACAACCAGACCTGAACCGTAGCGAGTATTATACTCGTTTAGCATACCAGTCTCTGGTTCAAAAACTGTAATAACTGCACCAGAACGAAGAGGAACCAAGTCATCTTTCGCATATGGACAGAACGGTGCTAGACCTATGCCGAATTGATTATTCTGATTCGGAATCATCATAATCTGCGCAGGTTTCTTTAGAATGACAAGACCTTCAATTGTCTCATCGATATCAGCGATAATTTCATCACCACTGATTAACTTCACACATCTAATATTGCTCATGCATTCACCTTCATTGTTATTGGTGAGCGAGAATTAATCCCGCCCACCACATTTAAATTACTTAGTCTTACCTTCTGCTAAAAACTCAGCAGCTTGTGAAGGATATTCTTCATCTTGAATATCAATCTTCTTGGGTTTCTTTTCTTCTGGAATGAATGCCTCAAGAAAGATTTTCAGCATACCGTTTGCCAGACTAGAACTCTTTACTTCGACGTTATCTGCGAGACTGAATTCACGTTTGAATCCTCGCTCAGCAATTCCCTTGTAAAGATATTCAGTGGATTCAGGCGAGTCACACTTTCCAGTGATTCTCAGTAGTCCCTCTTGCAATTCAATATCAATCTCCGACTTACCGAAACCAGCAACTGCCATTTCGATTACGTAGCGATCTTCATCGACCTTCTTAATATTGTATGGAGGATATTTAATTGGCATCATCTGCGAAGATTGATCAGCAATATCTGCTAGTCTCTTCATGACACGATCGGCACCAACGAAATAACGGTCCCATTGCGGTAAACTTGTTGTATCAAATTTCATATTTTGCTCCTATTAAGCGAGTGTTAAAAAAGGTGCCATCCGAAGCATGGCACCTTTTATTTATACTATATTTTTATACGAAAGTCAATTATTTTTTGCGACCAATGTTATACTTCTGAACAAGTTCCCACTCATTCTTTTCCTTGAACGCAATGACTTTAATCTGATTCAACGGTGCTTTATCTTCATGAATCTCTGGATTTAGAATAGTAATCAACCCCCAATCCGAAAGAAGATGCGCTACCGTATTTCTGCGTTGTAAATCATTGTCACTGAAGTCTGCATCTTTACCATCTAAGGCAAAGAGTTCCTTGAAGTGCACAATAAAATATCTGCCCTGCTTGTGTAGAATGTGACATGATTGATAAAGAATCTTTTCTTTTCTTGACGCAACGCCAATACGGGAAAGGGTCTCGCGAACTTTCAAGAAGTCGTCAGGATTCTTTAAGTTGACTTCCAAGGGTGCATACCCAGGAAAGTCAATGTCAAAAAAATCTTCGCTCATTTTTTACCACCTTTAAACAATTTCTCTTTTATATATTTTTTTTGTTCTTCAGAGAGAATTGTGAGTGCTTGGCGAGCTTTGTCATTGCTATAACCATAATACTCTTTCACCATCTCCACTTCGGCATCGTCTTCGATTTTGATCCATTTGTCAAAACGTTTTCTAGCGCGAATAGTATTTATAAGATACATGTTTTGCATGCTCTTATCGAGATGGGGACGGCAGTTCATTTCATTTGCAGGGTGGACAGTATCAATACTGAATGTCAACCCACGATTAATGATCCAAGGATTGTATTGTTTCTCAGACCAGTCATCAACAACCAGATTCTTCTTTTCGTAGTTTATATCTTTGATAAAATCGAAGGGAGAAATACCCTTTTTCTTTTCTTTGTACTCCTCAGCATCATATTCTACAGTCGGAGCACCCAATCCATCGAGCACTCCAGTCATTATTTCCACTCCATCCCTGCCATAATTTCAGCAAGGCAAGCAACCAGATTGATCTCAGGGTTAGCAGCGAACGCTGCCTTATACTGATAATCTGCAAGCAGCAGAACCAACTGCGAAGGATACTTTACTTCATCAAGAATGGTATCATAGATCTTACGGAAGATAAGATTTGGGTCATTGTCAATGTTATCGACCACCCAGTTACGCATCTTCTTGAAGTCTTTGCTCTTCAATGAAGAAACCAGTTCCTTCATGTTTACTTCTTGAACGTTGACGAGGATACCTTCATCAATAGTTCCGGAGACACTGTATCGCTGCAGTTCATTTAGGACACGGCGATAGTCAGGGAAGTGTTTCTTGAGAACTTCAGCAACAACCTTCTCGTCGAATGCAACATTCTCAGTAGCAAGGATGTCAGTGAGACGCTTCATGAAACGACCTGCCATCTTCGGACGGTCTGCCTTTGTCAACTTGAATTCAATGACAGCAGTTCGACTGTGAAGAGGAGCAATGATTCGGTTCTTGAAATTACAAGTGAAGATAAACCGACAGTTGTTTGCGAACTCCTCGATGAATGCACGCAACGCTGGTTGAGTAGAGTTTGGATTTAGATAGTCTGCCTCATCAAGGATAACTACCTTGGTCTTGCCACCAAAGGAAACAGAGGAGGCGAACTCCCGAATCTTAGTACGGAGAACATCAATACCTGATTCTTCAGAACCGTTGATGATGATGTAGTCACATTCAAGTTCTTCACAGATCGCTCGAGCAATGGTAGTCTTACCAACACCTGCCGAACCACAGAGAAGCATGTTAGGAATTTCACCAGTCGCAACGAACTCGCGAAATGTCTTTAGTTGATCATCGGGGAGAATGCAGTCATCAAGTTTGTGAGGACGATACTTTTCAACCCAGAGGAACTGTTCTTTTGATACGTTCATTTTTCACTTCTTCCATAATGTTATACTTGGGAGTCCATCCCAAGTTTCTCAATTGTGAATTGTCAGCATGTGTAACAATTCGTTCACCAGTTACTTCACGAATAGGAACATCACGGTATCCAAATTCACGAGCAACATCAATCACAGAGACAGGATTACCTGTCCCAATATCCATCTTACCCTGAATACGGGTATCTGTCAATATAATTCTCATCGCTGAAACAACATCTTCAACATGAGTCCAGTCACGTTTATGATCAGTAAGATACTCAACTTTGTCATTGAGCATCATATCGTAGAACATATCAGGACGAGAGTCAGGTCCATAGACAGTGTGAAAGCGCATTCCTACTGAATATTTTGGAGCAATTTCTTCCATTGCCTTCTTGCTAGTAGCGTATGGATTCTGCCACCATTCATATATTGAAGACGAGGAAGCATAGACGCACCGAAGATTGAGACGTTGGCATTCAGAGAAGACTTGCATCGATCCCTTAACATTTACGTCCCAATATTCTTCAGGGTCCAACCAACTCTTACGCACACCTGCTAGTGCGGCAAGATGCAGGACTGCTCCGTAATACTCAGAGATTTTAAAATCTCGAATATCTCCCTCATACGGAATCATCTCGAAGGAGTCGGACAGAATGCGTAAAGCATTCCGCCCGATAAAACCTTCCCACCCAGTAATTAACACCTTCATGAGTTGTTGCGCAACCATTCGAGGATATTTTCTGGTGAAGTGACACCATAAGGATCATCGGCGCAGTTGTCCTCGACAACATCACCTTCAATGAACCACTTCTCAATCTGACCGTTGTTCACAACACATGCATAACGCCACGAGCGAACACCAAATCCAAGATTGTCCTTGTGAACATCCATCTTCATTGCATCGGTAAACTTACACGAACCATCAGGAATCATCTTGACCTTCTTGATCTTCTGATCCTTTGCCCAACAATTCATGACGAAGGCATCATTGACAGATACACAGTAGATGTCCTTGATACCAAGTGCCTTAAACTCAGCAAAGTTCTTTTCAAATCCAGGCAACTGGTAGGTCGAACATGTTGGAGTAAATGCACCAGGAAGAGAGAACAGAACTACACGCTTACCTGCAAAGTAATCATAAGTTGTCTTATCTTCCCAACGGAATGGGTTTGGACCTTCAATCGAGTCATCACGGACACGGGTCTTGAAGACTACGGCAGGAACAATCTCAGGCAGTTCCTCTTCGCGTGTGTCGTCGTCCCACTTATTTTTAAATTTAAACTTCTCTGCCATAGTTTATTCCACTCCAGATACAATAATGTCAATGTCATTCAGACGCAGAAACTTATTAAACTGACGAACAACTTCTTCTGGATTACTGAGATCTAAATCAAAATCCATACTCGTCGAGCGATTAAGATGTTCATCGTCACTGTTATAAGGTACACGCGAACTAAACGAAATTTCTAACTTGTTCATAATAAATCTCCAATTAAACTACTGACGATGGTTCCATTGCCAACCAATACTCAAGGTTCTTGGTTCCATGCTTGAAGTGCATTGCTTTCTTGCGACCGAGAGCAACAGTATAGTCATCTGTAATGACCTTCAGATTCTCAACCTTGAGTCGGCAATCAAAGTCACCAACATCAGTCGTAGTCAGTTCCTTACGATACGCATTCGCACGTGGATTGCTCGGGTCGCTGACGCTGAGAGTAACCTTACCATCCTTAGAAACAATACTCATGGTTGGAGCAGAGAGAACGTTCGCTGCCTTCTGCACCATGCTGATGTCAGCGGCGGATAGAGTGAAGTCGAAGAATGGATCAATCTCGAGAGTCTTGTCTGGAGCAGCAGTAACTACGCTGGGATCAGCATAACCATACTCGAACTCAGACTTACCTTCACGAAGGAACATACCTGTTTCTTCAAAGTCAATCTCAGGGTTTTCCCAAAGACTCAGCAACGCAAGGAAGTTGTTCAAGTCATATACCGCAAACTCACGGTCGAAAGTTTCTGCGACTGTTGCACGAGAGAGGATATTCTTACCTGCACTGACAGTGGAAAGAACATTCCCCTGACGAACAAGAATATTGGTATTGATACTTGCAAAGTTCTTGAGAAGCGCAAGTGTTTCGGATGAAATCTTCATAATATATTAGTCCTTTTTCTTTTTAGTTTTCTTACTGTTTTCTGCAGTAAAATCAATTATACCTGGAATAGTGTCGGAAGTCAATAGAGAAGTGGTTCCCATGTTATATTCATTCCAGTTGGGAGCAATCGTATATTCTGGATTGATATTAATAGTATCTGAAAGCGACAAGGATGTCTTCAATTCGTAAGTTTTAGTATTGACTTTTTCAAACGGATCGGGTATACTAGTCTGTTGTTCCTTGTCGTGCACATGCATCGCAATGATTGCATAGTGAATGACCTTCAGCAAATCCTTACGCCAATCTTCGGGTGTCCCCTTATGTCCATAGCGTTGAGCATATTTCAGGATGTTTCCTACAGTAAAACCAATACCATGACCACCGTCGATAATAAACTCGGTTGCCTGATATTGATTCTGTGAGTAATGCTCACCATATGTGGCATCAATATACTGGGTAATCTCCCGAAGGAGATCACCCTCATCATACTTGTAATTAATTGTCATTATGTCTCCTTAGAATGGTACTTCTTCCATTTGGTTGAAATATGCGTCATCATTTTCAACTACATCATTGGTGCCATCATCAACCTTCTTATAGAGGTCTAGGAAGGCAGACTTGGTGTCAGAGTCGAAGCGATTGACGCAGAGTTCGATTGCTTTAGAACGCGAACCGAACATAGCGAAAGCATTTACGATGTGCTCAAGACGACGAGTCGAGATAAGTTCCTCAACGCCACCTTCATAGAAGGTCTTACGGATAATATCCGCCCAAGTTACCAACTTGTCAGCGAATTCATCATCAACGCTGTTGACTTTTTCCATCTTGTTGAGAATGATTTGCTTCTCAATCTTCAACGAAGGATATTCCTGCTCAACGGTGATGGCGAAACGCTCAAGGAACGCATCGTCGAGAATCTGGGCAGACATAAACTTACCGTCGTCTGAACCCTTACCCTTGGTGTTAGCAGTGGCGATGACGTTGAAACCACGTTTCGGGTGAACAGTCTCACCAGTCTTCTTATTGAAGTATGGTTTACCTTCAAGAATTGCCTGAAGGCACATCATCTTGTTCGAACCACGGTCGATTTCGTCGAGGATGAGGATAGCACCACGCTTCATAGCAGTAAGAACTGGACCTTCACGATAAACAACGTTACCGTCGACGAGGGTGTTACCACCAATCAGGTCATCTTCATCAGTTTCAATCGAGATGTTGACACGCAGACATTCGCGCTTCAACTTAGCGCATGCCTGTTCAACCATGGTGGTCTTACCGTTACCCGAAAGACCAGAGATGAACGTCGGATAGAAGTTCAAAGACTTCAGAACCTTCGTCAGATCCTTGTAGAAACCGAACGGAACATAGGTCGGATCAACCGACGGAACAAGGTTGTCGACGACAGTCTGCAACTTAGGTTGGATGACCATCTTGGGGGCAGCAACGGGGAGTTGTGTGACAGACGCAGAAGCACCTGCCATCAGCGGCGACAAGTCATAAGTACCACGCTTGATCATACGGTCACGCTGAAAAATCCAACCAGGATATTTCATACCGAGCGATTCGGCAGCGGCGACAACGTCGCGTTTACGGAAAACACCACCGTTGGTGTTGTTGTTGGAAAGGAACTCAACCAAAGCATCACGATTCATCATATATTTTTCCTCACTTCACATCATCAATCAATATAACCACTATACCCCGAAACGTGGAAAAAGTCAAGCCCTTTCTTTCGTTTCGGGGTAATTATTTTCAAGCAACTGCTTGAATCATTTTGTTCAGCAGAACACGGTTGGTCTGCTTTTTGTTCTGAAACTTCTTGAATGCTTGACGAAGTTTCTTCGGAGAATTATCTTCAGACTCCAGAACATCTTCCTCGATGCTCAAGTCTTCGCCACCTGGAATCAGGAAGCGGTCATTGAAACCGAAAGAATTTTTAGTGTGGAAATACTTTTGCTTCCATTCCTCTTTCCACTTCTTATCGAAATCTGCGGCAGAGTTATGCATACGTTTAGCAGCCCACTTTTGATTGTAACTGGCGATGAAGAAGTTGATAGTCCGCGAACCAGTTGCCTTCTGATACAAGTTGAGAAGTGCAGTTTGCATCTGGTACGAATTATTATCATCATACTTAACGATCGTAACAGCACCAGTGGTAGAATCGGTGATATTTACATGGTTAGCACTATAGCGCGAACCTGAACCTTGGATGCTGATATTGCCATCACCATCACCATCAGTCAGGAAGATAGTGTTCAAAACTTCAACGCGATTCTTAGCACGAAACTTATCAGCAATCGAACGAGCAACCATGATTGATTCCTCGAGGGGAGTCGACGCCAGACCCATGATATTAGAATTGCGGAAGAATTTTTCTTCTTTCTTGCGACGAAGACGATAATCATATCCCATGCCGCACATAAGAAGGTTGCGAACTACCTCATTAAACTTACCCGAAGAACAATTATCGGAAAGGAACTGCAGCAGACTGAACGAGTTGTCACCAATGATAAGTTCTTTGCCACTTGCTCGTGCCGCATCATTGCGACGTTCGCGCATTTCATTTCCTAGAGGGAAACTGTCAGTGATCATACCGTTGTTGGTAAAACCATAGACTTCAAACGGAATGCGAACCTTGCGGCAGAACATCATGAGAGTTACCAACTGCTCAATCGTGCCACGCATGTTTGTTGCCATAGAACCAGACATGTCGAGGAACAAAAGCATACCATGGTTTTTGCCATCAGGAACAACTGTGTTACGAGCAAACAAATCTTCGCTGATTTTATGTGCCCACACACGGTCAACGTCTAGACGACCAGTCTTAGCAACCTGCGCACGAGCGAACTGAGAAGCGCGACGACGCAGTTCAAATTCCTGCACCATCAGGTTGATATACTTCTGGTTCTTGTTGCGGAAGTCAGAATAAACTTCGTTGGCAGTCGTGTCATAGTCAATTGTTTTTGTCAACCAGCGATCACTGTATACTGTAGGACGCATGTTATCAATGACCCAATCCATAGGAATGACATAATCCTTGAGTTCAACCTTGCGGAGAATACCATAAGCATACGGACGCGACTTCGAGTCAATGAATTCTTCTTCCTTCTCACGGAACATCTGATCAGTGATAGAAATAGGGTCTTCATCGAACACTGGCACATCGTTCGAACCTGGAAGTTTCACACCAGTATTAGGTTTACCAGCATCAGCATCGTCTTCACCAGAGTCACCGTCAGAGTCGGTATCACCAGCAGCATTCTTACCAGAATCAGCATCAGCATCGTCGGCAGGTTTATCAGCAGTTTCACCATCGCTATCGGCAGCACTATCACCAGTTGACTGGTCAGAATCCATTTCTGAAATCCACTTATCAACATCACCAGCAGCATCATCGTCGCCTGATGTTTCCATCATTTCACCCATGAACGTTGACGAATCAAAGTCATACTCAGGTTCAGACTTAGCGAGTTCGTAGAGTTCTACTGCGAGCGTAGCAACATCATCCCATGTTTCCAACGCATCAACGCGAGCAAGATACTTACGCTCATCGTCGCTGAAGGGAGCAGCAAGCAAGGAACCAACCTTGTAATGCAGGTTGATACGGTCAATGAGGCGCAACTTGTTGAGGTCATATCCCTTAACACCGAAGAAGTTGTTGTTGAACAATTCCTGATAACCAGCGAAGAAGTTCTTGCGGATACCAGGAAACTTGTCCTTAATCTTACGCTCAATACGAGCATCCTCAAGAACGTTGAGGTAAGACTTGATGCCCATACCACGCTGGTCGATTTCACCGTGCCAACCCTGAGCAGGTGTGAACAATGCGTGACCAACCTCATGACCAATAAGCAGGTCATAAAGGTCGGTCGACATATCTTTCCAGATGGGGAGGATAAGGGTGCGATTCTTCAGGTCGAACATCGCGGTCGGAACCTTCTGATGTTCAATCCGAAGGTTCTCAGTAGCGAGCAATTTAGCAAGGGTAGACTTATGGGAAATAGACATCACGGAACCTCATCAATTAATATATTTCATTCTACCCTATTTTGGCAGAAATGTCAAGCCCTAAAATCACTTTCAGGATAAATTAATTACAGCGAGTGATGCGCTTTTCGTAGTAGTCACCATATCTGTCTACGCCGCTGGTAAAAATTTCACGGCAGACAGGACGACGATAGTGATAATCATATTCACGCTCAAAAACTTCGCGATCGGTCGCACGTTCGTCGGGTTGTCTGCGACTTGCAGCAGCACCAAGGATGAAGGCACCTACGCCGATAGCGATTGCTTCGCCAGTGCTAATGCGAGAACGTCTATGCTGGCGATCATCCCTGCGTTGTTCCCAACCATTACCATCACGATGACGTGCTTCAGCAGCGACAGGAGTCGCAACCACAGCGATAGCAATCAAACTTGAAACAATATTCTTAATCATACACTTTCTCCTTCTATTATTCCATTCTACTATAAAACGAATGAAATGTCAAGCCCTAATATTTCGTCATCGTTCCGTCGTGATGAGCGAGGTAGGGTTCAAACTTGATGTTCGGATATTCTTTAGCAAGACCCTTGAACATTTCAAGATTTGATACGGCATCATCGAACAGGCGAACGCGAGCGTATTTGCCTGTATCGAGATATTGTTTGATGTAGATTTTCTTGCCTTCTGCAGAGTTCGGAGCATTAAGATTACCAGCGCGATGCACGTGGATATCGTCAATGTCGATGTTTTGTTTGCGGAAGGTATCTAGGAACACGTCACGGTCATCAAAGTCAGCACGAGCAGTGATAACAATCATCTTGCTGCCTTTTGCTTTGACGTTCTTGTGAATAGCAATCAACTTATTAATTGCCTTCGCGATAGGTTCAGATGTATCGCGGAAGTGCTTGGCATCGCGGAACTCGCGGAAGTCAAAGGACTCACCAGCACCCAGTTTGTAGGTGTTAAACTCTTGGTTTGAAAGTTTCCGAACCAGTTCGCCACCCTTCATAACATAGATGAGTGCCTTAGTGTTGAAGAGGGTCTCGTCTATGTCCCAAATGGTCAGACCAGCACCCTCTTCGCGTTCGTAAATATAATCTTTAAAACCAATCATAGAATTACTATACCTGCTTTTTCCGTAAAAGTCAAGCCTATTTATTCGTTACTGGTTTTTTTCTTGCACGTTTTGGTTGTTGAGTTTCTTCTGGCGGATCTTGTGCCACGATACGCTTCTCTAGACGCTTCGCGACCTCGTCGGCATCCAACCAGATATCCTTGTTGTCAAGCATCGACTTAATTTCTTCAGGAGTCAAGAAGTCCTTATAGAATGAATCAAATAATTTTTCTGACCAAGACCTGAAGTGTGTGATTTGATCATACATCTCACCACCCTTACCGATTGTGCCACTGGAATAATTGTGGAACATGAACATGGTGTGGTCAGAGAGTTCGAACCTGTCTGCTGATAAGAATATCAAAGTCGCAGCACTCATACAAATACCTTCAACCGAACAGACGATAGTGGCATTTGATTCCTGCATCGCACGAACCAGTTGTAACGCAGAGAACAAGTCACCACCTTCACTGTTAATGCGAATGTAGATTATATCAGTCTCACCTGCTGCTCGGAGAATCTGAAACCATTCAACATAATCTTCCGCTGGTTTAATTTCACCACAGAGATAAAATGTTACAGCAGTTGCTACTGGTTGCTGGAAGAACTTAGGTTTAGGAAAAAAGGGCAGGTCATTCTCACTCATAGTGTCGCGTGATCGCGGTGATTTTGTCAATTTGTGCATCAATAATTGGTATCCTGTTTGGCCAATGAATATACTCCTTCTCAGGATTCTTCATCAGGTTGTAAAGTAGCGGAAGAATCAGATCTTCGACTTGTTTTAATTTCTCTGATACTTCCATTTCAACGAGTCGTTTGTGTTCAGAGAGCATTGGTGACTGGTCTGCAGTCAGAATGCGAGACTCGATGTCGTAAAGTTTTGCCATAATCTCATCTTTGAGATCGCCAGTGTCAACTGTTACTTGTGTGGTTGTTGCTGTTGGATTGTTTACTTCGATTGGATCTTCAAATGTGAATCCAAAATCATAGGTTGTGTTTGACATATTTCCTCAGATACTTTCTTGCTCGTTTGTTTAAAGACTTGAGTGCCATATCGAGTTTCAACTGTGATACATGATCAGAGAAATTCAATCCTTCCATATGATCAAATTCATGCTGGGCGATCCTCGCTTGAAGACCAACAAAAGTTTCCACAACATGGGTTCCATCAACTGTTTGATATGAAAGAGTAACTTGCTTAGGGCGTTTTACAGACAACCACAATCCAGGATATGATAAGCAACCCTCCCGTGCAAGTTCTGTATCCTTGGAGACAGAAACTACTTGAGGATTAAAAACATTCTTACGATTCGTTTCATCAGATCCCATCACAAAAACCTTAGAGTCGATACCAACCTGATTGGCAGAAAGTCCAAGTCCCTTTAGGCGGCGGCATTCTTCCCACAAAGTATCGGCGAGTTCCTGTGCATTTGCAATTTCAAAGTCAAATGTTTCTGGAACCTTGCGCAAAGCAGGGTCTGTAAATTTAAGTAATTCCATTATACCACCATTTCACTGTAATTATTTTTCTTTTCAAACTTAATCAAACTACGGAACTTATCAAACAGTTGATCACCCTTGTGACTGATAACAAATACATTAGTATCTTCGCCCACAGTATCAAGCAATGTCATAACATAATCGGTGCCATTATTGTCTAACGAGGAATCAAACACCTCATCTAGAATAAGCAGATTAGTTGCTACGCTGTTCTTCATCTTAGCAATTGTTCTCCATGTAAAGAGAAGCGCCAAGTCGATGCGTTGCTTTTCACCTTCTGAGAACGAAGCATAACTAAAGTCATCACGATGTCGAGACTTGATAGTTTCATCAAACTTCTCATCAAGATTAAACTGCACGAAGAAGTCCATTGCTTGTAGATATTTATTCACCAGTTTATTGATAACTGGAAGATACTGCCGAATAATCTTAGTCTTAATACCAGTGTCCTTGAGGAGTGTCGAGACAACTTCCATGTAATGCTTTTCTTCATTCAGTCTTGCCTTCTCCTCGTTCTGCGTCAGAACTTCCTTAGCATATGACTTGAGTTTTTTCTTTTCTTCATCAATATCTGCAGTCTTGGTTGTAATGTCATTCAGTTCTAGATTTAGTGCTTGGATTAGACGCTGTTGGACAATCATCTCGTTGTTATTACCAAGGATTTCTTTGTTGAGGACTGCTATCTGTTCACCCAGTTCTGCATGCTCTGCAATCAGAGTATCTAACGCCGCAAACTCCTGTTGAAGTTTTTCCATTCCTTCTGTCAGTTCGCCGATCTTATCTTGCCGCGATGTCACAATTGTTTCTTTGTGATCATGCGCAATGCCTTGGCGACAAGTCGGGCATTCATCCGTATCATTATAGAATGCTACTTCTTTTTGCAACTCACGAAGTTGCGTAGAGAACTTGGTCTTGAATTGCTCTAGTTTCTTCTGCTTGACACTCAACTCACCAAGAGATTTTTGCTTTAGTTCTGTATCTTCTTTGCTGGTTTCTAAGTTTGTTACCAGAGTTGTGAGAAGAGTTATCTTGTCCTCGCCATCAGCGATGCGACTCAGAATTTCATCAACTCTCTTTTCTTTGTTCGCCTCAAGCGTATCGACATACTCTTTCTGGATGGTTGCCTTCTGCTTCAGGACTTCTAGTTTACCATCAGCATCATGAAGACTGTCTTTAAGTTCGTTCATCTTGTCACGCAGAACAGTATTCATTGTCGTGAAGATTTGAATATCAAGAATGTCCTCAATAATTTCGCGACGAACAAATGGTGGCAACTGCATGAATGGAGTAAACGATGCCGAACCCAGAATAACAATCTGAGTAAACGACTTGTAATTTAGTTTGAGAACTGATTCCTCGAGATACTTCTGGTAGTCACGAGCAGCAGCATCCTGATTGATTACTTCGCCATCAGATTGAATCTCAAAGATGTTAGGTTTAATACCACGAATAATCTTATAATCTTTACCACCAATATCAAACTCAATTTCAACAAGAAGGTTTTTCTTGTTAATCGAATTTAACAGTTGTGGTTTATTGATACTACGAAAAGGTTTACCAAACAATCCAAAGCAGAGAGCATCGAGCAGAGTGGATTTACCACCACCATTCTCACCAACAATCAAAGTGCTAGGCGAACGGTTGAGTTTTATTTCAGTGAAAGTATTACCTGTCGAAAGAAGATTCTTCCAACGAATTGTTTTAAAATTAATCATACAGAAACGTGCTGTGCCTCAATATACAAAGTCCTTAACATGTTCTTAATCTTATCTTTATCAAGATCGGTACTGACGGTGTCAACAAAATCAGACAGAACAGTCATCGTATCTTCTACATCCAGTTTATCTTCTTCAATTACATCTGCTTCGAACTCAGAGAAGTCTTCGATGATTTTCAATTCGATTAAATTCAAATCATACAATTTATCCACGAAGCGATCGAACTTATAGAAGTCTGCTTTCTTGACTACGATTAGTCTTACGCAACTGCCACTAATTGCTCCAAGGTCCATACTATTAGGATCGCCAGCAGTATCATCATAGTACAACTTATGAAAGATTTTAAATGGGTTTTCACAAAACTCTACCTCATTAGTTTCCGTCTCATATATGTGATACCCTCGAGGGTCATTATAGTCAGACCAAGTAAACTCATAGGTATTACCAAGATACAGAATATTACCAGTACGACTGCGATGGTGGAAATGACCACTACATACGAGAGGAAATCTATCAAAACGTTCAGTGCCCATTCCATGATCATTTTTGTGCCCACGATACATTTCAAAACCTGAAAATTCAAAGTGTCCGAATACTGCTTGTGCATTACTTTTATCTACAACCTCCATGGTCTCATCATAGTTACCAGAACAAATCCATGGAACGAGCAATAGATTCTTCCCACCCAGAACGATTTCTTCTGCGCTGGAATATGTGATAACATTTTCGTATTCGCGCAGCAACAAATCTAGAGAGTTTACTTCGTTGGTATTCTTGAAGAATGTGTCATGATTACCTGCAATCATGTGGACATCAATACCAAGATCGCGAGTCTTGTCAAAGAAATACTCGCGGCACTTCTTCAGCGTATTGTAATTGATAAACTTGCGTCGATCAAAGACATCACCAAGATGGATAATAGTTTTGATTCCTTCACGTTCTAGATGAGGGAAAAACACCTCAGTATAAAACTTCGCAAAGAAGTTATCAAACGGAATAGAATCAGACCTAGCACCGAAGTGAGTGTCTGTGATCAACGCAACCTTCATACTCGAACTTTCTAATTACTTTGCAGGTGTAGTAGGTTTCGCTTCGGTAGGAACTACTTCTTCCAACTTTTCTTCAGTCGTTGTTTCTACATCACCTTCTTCGGCGAGACGCTTAAGAACAATCTGACCGTCACAGATCATGTAGTGTTGTTCGGCGCCAAGATCGCTTGACTCCAGATAGATGCACCCTGCATTCTGCTTAGAAACTTCTTGAACACTATTCCTGTGACTGATGACGTCACCCACCAATGACCCAATGATTACAAAAAATAAAATCGCCAACCCTGCCGTAAACCCATTCTCTGTAAACCATGCAACGTACTTGTTAGTTTTTACTTCAGACATATACAACTCCTTTAACAATGTTTAATAAATCCATTCTACTCTATATCAAGAGAATTGTCAATGATTTTTTGGTCTAAATATTTTGGTCGACGCTTCGGTAAGTTATTGACCTTTGGTGCATCTGGTTTATCGAACTCATCAATCATGTCCATTTGCTTCTTGACATAGTCAATAAACTCATTGCCGTAGTCACCTGTATCGTGGTCTTGAGTAATCAAGTCATGAACATCAATGTTTCTCATGTATCGATACTTAGTTTGTTGCTGGCGTTTCTCTTTAGCGATGCGTCGCAGAAAGGCATAGTATGTTATCTGTGTGAAATACGCGAAGGGATTCTTAGACTTTTCAGGATTGAAGTTATCGATGTAAGTAATACAATTTTCGATACCATCCGATACCATTTCTTCTCGATACGTATAGTTGATGAAGTTACTCTTGTATGCCAAGTGAGTTGCGATCTTTAGAAAGCATTCTCCGATGTAGTTGGGGATACGGGGTTTCAATGTTCCTGCTTCTTTTGCAGCAAGAACACTATCTCTATACTTAGTAATCTCTTCTAAAAACTTAGAGTTATCTACATAATGTATGTTGTTTTTCTTATTCTTTTTGAATGGTTTTTTCACATTCTTTTCTGGTATTTCAGTCATTTATAACTCCATCTATACATACCGTTATACTATACTTTTTCTTATTAGTCAATGATTTTTTTTCACTATTATTTCAGTATATAGCTTGACAACACTCGCGATTCGAGGTATAATGACTATGTCGAGTATGATGAATAATAGCTTTACTACTGCTTAATTGAGTAGGTTTCTGCTTCTGAGCAGTCGGGAGTGGAGCAGGTCGAGATCTAAGTTTCCCTCCTGGGTCTCCTCGGGAAGTTTTACTTCTCCGGAAATATATTTTTGATACTGTTCTAGAAGGTTCTCTCTCAAGAGGCAGACAGTAATTACTTCAGACTTGGGTACGAGGAAAATCTTCTCTGTGGTAATACCAATCCATGGTTTCAGAAGAAACGTTTCCCCGACAACATCTTCTTGAATTATAGGATAGGGAACCACCGCAATGGGATTATCCATCCAGAATAAATCGTTCGATTCACTGTCTCTTATCGATGCGATTACTAAATCGCCATTCTTAAATTTAATTACCTTTGGTGTTTCCATCAGTAGATATCCTCACGAGTTTGTATCTAAAACCTTCTTCATTATATAACTTAATTCTCTCTATCATGTGTAGTAGAGTGTAATTTTTTCTGCTTTTCCAAGACAAGTCATCACCAATATCAAAAAGACGGCAGGAAGTTTTGTCATCCCCCTTACGTAATCCTCTACCAATAGACTGGAGATTTCTTACTCTAGATTTCGAGGGAGAAGCGAATATGACATTATGTAGATTCCTTATATTTATTCCCGTCGAAAACGTGCCGTATGATGCGATGATCACTGCATCTTTTTCTTTCTCGGTAATCTCTCGAACCTTCTCGCGTTGTTGAGTGTCAGTTCCGCCATGAACAAAGAAAACCTGACGAGAATTTCCGACCTTCTCATTGATCAAGTCATACAACACCGCACCATGTTTCTCAACAAACTGGAATAGCACCAGCGTGTTGCCTTTTTGTGTGGTTGCTAGATTCTTGATTATGTTGTTGCGTTTTTGGTGTGTTACCAACCAGTCCATTTCTTCTTGGTAGGTATACTTCGTTAGTGCTTTCTTCTCTTCATCAGCATAATCTAACACGATGCAAGTTATGTCTAGATCAGCAACAGATCCTTGTTCCATTAATTCTTTGGTCGAGATAACCTTATGCACCTTACCGAACAGACCCTCGAGAATTAACTTATGCGTCTTAGTCCCATCGAGAGTACCAGTAGTTCCGATGCGAAACTTAGTCTTGGTGCACTTATTGAAGATTGACGTCAGCGATTTCGCTTTGAAAAGATGCGCTTCGTCTCCATATATAACATCAAACTCATCAAAAAACTTTTTAGGTAATTTGTAGATGGATTGCCACGTTGATATAGTAATGGGATACTCATTCGACTTCTCGAACCCTGAATAGATTCTCGCACAATTATAACTTGCTTTCCAGTCTGTTTCCGAGGCATAATCTTGAAAGTCCTTATACATTTGTTCAACTAGGGAAGTGGTTGGGACGATGATCAATTGCTTGCGCCCAAATTTCTGGTGGTAACGCATCAACAGATAGATGATCAGCGACTTACCTGATGCAGTTGGTGACAGTAGCAGAGTTCTGCCGATACGAATCGCATACTTGACAGCATCTAACTGATAGTCTCTTGCTTCGATCGGTTGACCTTGCGAGTGGAGATTCAACGAGTCGGCATATTCAACCAGTTCTTCGTAGGTTATTGGGTCTCCGATGCGTTCGATCTGAACGTCCATCTCATATTCATTACGCTGGCAAAATTCCCTGAGATATGGAAGAAGACCTACGTAAAGTTCTTTAGTCCACATATTAAACAACCGTGCCTTGCCATCCCATAACTTAGCGCGATAGGTTGGCATAAATTTTGCTCCTGGAACATCAAACGTAAAGTAGTCGTTGAGTTCCTGTGCAATGCTGGGGTCGCATTCCACATTCAGATACACTTCATCTTTTTTAGTGATTGTTAGATCGGTCACATTAATCCATTTGTAAACTTGGTCCACTCAATCGCGGACTTAATATCCCATGTCCTACTATTTAGTGACCGCAGAATCTGCTCTAATTGGTATAGGACTGCTTTGATATAATCAATCTTATCTTGCTGTTTGATCATCTCTTCATCACACTGAAGAACATCATCCATCTCATTCTTTAGTGGTTTGAGACCTTGGTATTGATTCCACCCATGTTCTTCTAGTTCTTCGCGTGTAAGTTCTCCACGATAATACCGCATCTTAGTTCTGCGCAAGCGATAATAATCTGCCTCTGCCTTGCGTAACTGCAGTTTAGAATTTGATAGTATGTTAAGATACTTGGAGTGTAACTCTGGTGTCTTAGTTGATTCTGGACCAAGATTTAATTGGTCGATCTTACAGTCATTAGACCATGACTCTTGGATTTCAGATAGTTTCATAATGCCCTCAATAGAAAAATAATATAATCATACTATAAAATTGCGCGAAAGTCAATACTTAAAGTGGTGTAATTTCATAATGTCGATATTTAAATGCGGCGATACCTTGTAGGAAGTCTGCTCTACCAGTACTAATGTCAAAGTCAAGACCCTCTAGACTCACAGGGAAAACATCATAGTATGAGATCTTTACGTTTGGATTGTTATCAGAGTCGAGAATAAAGAAGTCAGCATCAGAGAAGTTACCTAGTGCGCCAAGTCTTTTATCAGAAACTGCTGGGAATCTATATCTTTGACCCTCGTTCCAATCTTTGTATTGTTGACGATCTGTAGGAAACCCAAGACCGATTAACCAATTATACAATTCGATGTAGTTGCTCATATTTTCTTGAACAAGAAACCTGATCACCAGATCGCCGTATGCTAGTTTATCACCTGGAACTGGAATATCTGACAATGGTGTTTGAAATGTAGGTGAACCGAGTTGTATCGCTGGTATATTTGCTGCCTGACAGAAATACGAAACGTTTGGTAGATTGTGGATCTGAAATTTAAATCCATTTGGTTTCAGATAATCGAGATCGCTGGGTTGTTGATTGACCCAGTTTGCTTCTGTTACACCTAGTGATGTTTTTAATACCATAATACCCTCATATGTTTCATACTATTTATAATGAAAATGGGGAGAGCATTTCTGCTCCCCCCAGTTTCTTAGCAACCCTCTCTCTAACGGAGAGGTATCGATTACATAAGGTTAGTAACCTTAACGCGACGATAGTATTGGTTGCGGTTGGCAGTGAATGTATCACCGTCAGTTGTACCGTTCGACTGAGTTACGAATGGGTTAGCGATCATGCCGTAACGAGTCTTGAAACCAATTTTTGGTTGGAAGGTGTTAGGGTCGATAGCACGAACCATTTGTAGTGGAACGTATGGGCAATAGAAGATACCAGCGTCATAAGCATTAGCACCCTTATAACCAACAACATAGAACTGCGATGCAGCGCCAGTGTTTGCTGAGTAAGGATCAACGAATACCTTGTAACGACCGTTCAGCGTACCAACGAAGGTATTGCCTGTGTCATCAACTTGAAGAGTTGGCGAACCATTAAGTGCACCACCTGTGTCAAGCATACCTGCCATTGCAAGAGCAGCAGCAACGTCTGACGAACAGATAATGAAGTTACCCTTACCACGACGAGTGTCTTGAGCGATTACGTTAGCGTCACGTTCGATGTTGAACAGAAGACCCTTGAAACGCTCAACCGACCAACGACCGTTTGAGTCAACGTCAAGATCGAAAGTACCAGCAGTTGCAGTCGAAGCAGCACCTGTCTTAGCAACCTTGTAGATCGTACGGATAACTTCGCGGTTGATTTCAGCAAGAATTTCTTGTGAAAGGATGTTGGAAAGTTCGCCTTCAGCGTCAAGACCGTGAATTGCCTTGAGATCTTGAGCGAGTTCTACTGTGTATTCTGCTTTAAGAGCACGTGTCTTAGCAGTTACAGTTGTCTTCTCGATCGAGAATGCCATTTCGTTGAAGT